TAGTGGAGCATTATCTGTAACACAATTCCAGAGTGGTTTTGATCTCTATGAAGATAGAGATACTGTACAGGTGGATTTTCTAATTGCACCGGGTATGGCAAGTAGATCAGATCAAACGACTATAACGAATGATTTGGTTGCAACTGCTACCGGTACTAGAAAAGACTGCGTAGTCGTATCATCACCATCACGAGCTGATGTAGTAGATCTTACATCAGGACAGACAGAGGCTATAGTTGCACAGGCAGCTACGTTCACAGCTTCATCATACCTGATAGTAGATAATAACTACTTAAAAGTTTATGATAAATATAATGATCAGTATATCTTTATTCCGGCAGCTTCTTCAACAGCAGGAATTATGGCATTATCAGATTTTAATGCTGCTCCATGGTTCTCACCAGCAGGTCAAAGAAGAGGACAACTACTAGGAATAACAGATCTATCCTGGTCACCTACTAAGGCGCAGAGAGACACGCTTTATAGGAATTATGTTAACCCTATAGCAAATATGCCGGGTCAAGGTACGATGCTATACGGCGATAAAACACACTTAAGAAAAAATTCTGCATTCGATAGAATTAATGTTCGAAGATTGTTCTTATCAATTGAAAGAGCGATTGCAGCTGCGGCTCAGAATGTTATGTTCGAATTTAATGACGAATTCACAAGAGCAGAATTTGTCAATATCGTAGAACCATTCTTAAGGGAAATCAAGGGAAGGAGAGGTATTACAGACTTTAAACTAGTTTGTGATGCAACGAATAATACAGCAGCTGTTATAGATAGGAATGAATTTATAGCAAACGTATTCGTTAAACCTGCTCGTTCTATTAACTTTGTAACCCTCAATTTTGTAGGGGTTAGAACTGGCGTCGATTTCACTGAAATCGTTGGCACAGTTTAGGAAGGGAGAGTAAAAAATGGCAATTCTAGGAGTTGACGATTTTAAAGCCAAAATCAGAGGTGGAGGCGCTCGTCCTAATCTATTTAAAGCAATAATCAATTTTCCTGGCTATGCTGGAGGTGATGTTGAACTGACATCATTTCTATGTACAGCAGCACAATTACCTGCTTCAACACTAACCCCTATCAACATACCATTTAGGGGAAGAGCATTAAAGGTGGCTGGGGAAAGAACATTCTTAACTTGGGACGTTTCTATCATTAATGATACAGACTTCAATCCAAGGAACGCAATGGAAAGATGGATGAACGGTATAGCTGGTCATACAGTAAATTCAGGTCTTGTTAATCCAACAGATTATCAGGCAGATCTTATTGTAGAACAATTAGACCGCGATGGAACTATCCTTAAAACTTATAATTTTACAGGAGCATTTCCTTCTTCAGTAGGACAGATAGAATTAAGTTATGCTGATGCAGATACCATCGAAACATTTCCAGTCCAATTCGAGTACCAGTACTGGACTTCGAATACGACTACTTAATATAAAAAAGAGGGGAGATTCGTCTCCCCTCGACATAAGGATTTTACATGGCTGAAGATTATAATACAAGTGGCTTTAAATTATTTGGTTTTGAAATCAAAAGAGCAAAAGAAAATACAAATTCTAAAAAATTACAATCCATAGTACCGAAGGTTGATGATGACGGTGCAGGTTATGTTACTGCAGCAGGATCTCATTATGGTCAATACCTCAACATGGACGGCGATGATTCTAAAGATAATAACCAACTAGTTATGAAATACAGGGGAGTATCAATGCACCCCGAAGTTGATATGGCTATAGAAGACATCGTAAATGAATCGATTACCGGCAGTGAGTTACAGTCTTCTATCGATATTAATTTAGACCAGATAGAAGGAACAACGGATAGTATTAAGAAACAAATCAAAGAAGAATTTGAAAATGTTGTTTCTATGTTAAATTTTACAGAATTAGGTCATGATATATTTAGAAGATGGTATGTCGATGGAAGAATATATTATCATTTAGTTGTTAATGAAGACAATTTAAAACTAGGCATACAAGAAATAAGACCTATTGACGCAGCTAAAGTTAGAAAAGTAAAGCAAGTTAAAAAGAAAAAAGATCCGGAAACCGGTGCAAATTTAATAGAGAAAGTCAATGAGTTTTTCGTGTATCAAGAAAAACCCGGTGGATATAATGCACAAGGTATTAAGTTATCTCCAGATTCAGTTTGTTATGTTACATCTGGATTACTGAGTGAAGATAAAAAGAAAGTCGTTTCATTCTTACACAAAGCGTTAAAGCCGATTAACCAATTGAGAATGATGGAGGATTCACTGGTAATATACAGGCTCGCACGTGCACCTGAACGAAGAATATTCTATATCGACGTCGGTAACTTGCCAAGAGGTAAAGCAGAACAATACATGAAAGACATCATGGCGAGATATCGTAACAAGCTAGTCTATGATGCTAAGACCGGTGATATTAGAGATGATCGTAAACACATGTCAATGCTGGAAGATTTCTGGCTACCAAGACGTGAAGGCGGTAGAGGAACTCAAATTGATACTTTAGCAGGAGGTGAAAACCTCGGACAGATAGATGATATTATCTATTTTCAAAAGAGATTATATAGATCGTTAAATGTACCAATTAATAGGTTAGAACAGGAGGCAGAATTTTCATTAGGAAGGTCTTCTGAGATTTCACGTGATGAATTAAAATTCCAGAAATTTATTGATAGATTAAGAAAAAGATTCAGTAAATTATTTCTAGAAATATTAAAAAAGCAGTTAATTCTAAAAGGTATCATTACTGAAGAAGACTGGAATTCTTGGAAAAATGATATTATAGTAGACTATATTCGTGACAATCACTTTACAGAACTAAAAGATGCGGAGATGTTAAGGGAAAGAATACAGACCCTAGAAACTATGAAAAATGCAGAATTGATTAGTACATATTTCTCTAAACAGTGGGTAATGAAAAATGTTCTAAGAATGACAGATGATGATATTGAAGATATGAAAAAACAATTAGAAGATGAACAGAGAAGTGGGGAATCGGAAACTGAAGAAGAACCACAAGAGGAGTCTAAAATACAAAATATATCATTAGAACCACAGGATGAATTCGTAGATGAGCTGGAAGAAGAACGTAAGATACTAGAAATTCAAACTAAAGAAAAAGAATTACAGGTACTAGAAAATGTAGCTAAATCTTTAGCATCTGGGTAAATTATGTCTAAAGTTATTAATGAAGCACTTATAGCACTTTCTTTAAAAAAGTTAAAGGAAGAGATCGAATCCTTAAAAAGAGTCCCCAAAAGAGGAAGGCAAGGCCCACCTGGTTACCAAGGTTTACCGGGCAAAGATGGTATTGACGGAAAACAGGGTATTCAAGGTTTAATTGGAGAACAAGGTCCTCAGGGACTACAAGGACTTCAAGGTATCCAGGGTGAACAGGGTATTCAAGGTATTCAAGGTGAGCGGGGTTTAATTGGAGAACAAGGTCCTCAAGGTATTCAAGGTGAAATAGGAGATAAGGGTGATCAAGGTATACAGGGAGAGATGGGACCACGAGGTTTTCAAGGTCCAATCGGTGAGCAAGGTGAAAGAGGAGAAAGAGGGCTACAGGGAAACACTGGAAAGGTTGGACCGAAAGGAGAAAGAGGTCTACAAGGTATACAGGGAGAAAAAGGAGATACAGGAGAACGAGGTGAAAAAGGTGAGACAGGAGAAACTGGACCTCGAGGCTTAAAAGGTTTAATTGGTCCACAAGGTCCTATAGGACCAAAAGGTTCTGATGGAGCACCTGGTAAAGATGGTAAGGATGGAAGAGATGGAAAAGATGGTTCTTCTGTCAGCATGGATGATATTGAACCCATACTTAAGAAATACCAAGAAGATTATAAGAGACATGTTGATACAACACGAATAGGTTTAAGAAGACTTTCTACTATCGGCGGTGGTGGAGTTGGAAAACAAGAAGTTCTTAAACTGATTGAAGATAATGCTGGATCAGGTGGAGGTTCAAGTGATGTAGATTTATCCGCTGTAGATCAGCATATCATTCCTTCTGAAACAGAAACATATGATCTTGGAACAACTGATAAAAAATGGAGAGATTTAAATCTTTCAGGTTCTTCTATAAATCTAGGTGATGCTAAGATCAGTGTAGGATCTTCTGGAGGTATACAATTAAGAGATGCTCAAGGAACTACTCCGAGTTTAACGACTTCTAATACAACTACTATACCCGGGTCTACAAACTTTGATCTAAGAAATACAGAAGGTGATGCTAATAATGTAGCTCGAGAAGATGATGGATCTAATACTCTTGGAAGTAAAGATAAAGATGAGTTTGGATCAAGTTTAAAGACGATATATGATTGTTTAGAACCATTTGGACAATTTAAAGTGTTAGATTATGGTGCGGGTGAAACGCATGTCGGAGCTTAAAAAGTATATAAATACACTTAACAAATTTATTCTGAGGTAAAAATGCCTACAACATTACAATTTAGAAGAGGTACCGCTACACAAAATAATGCTTTTACCGGTGCCGCTGGTGAAATAACATTTGATACCACTAATAAAACTTTACGTGTTCATGATGCTTCTACAGCAGGTGGAACACGACTGGCTACAAAAGCTGAACTCGATGCACTAAACGTTTCCTCATTTACAGGAGGTGAGGGAATTGATATTAGTAACAGTAATGTTATATCTGGAGAGGATGCGACAACTTCTAATAAAGGTATAGCTTCATTTGCTTCTGCCGATTTTGATGTAACATCAGGTGCTGTAACAATTAAATCAGGTGGTGTTAGTAATGCACAACTGGCAGGTTCGATAGCTAATGCTAAGTTAGCTAATTCAGCATTTACAATTACAGATGGTAGTACTTCTCAATCCGTTGCTCTTGGAGACACTCTAACAGTTACAGCAGGTGAAGGAATAGATGCAGCAGTTTCCGCAACTGATACTCTTACTATTTCAGCAGAAGATGCGACAACATCTAATAAAGGTATTGCTAGTTTCAATACGAATCATTTTACAGTTTCCTCAGGTGCTGTATCAATCAAGACACTAAATCAGAGCACAACCGGTAATGCAGCTACAGCTACAGCGTTGGAAACTGCGAGAAATATAGCAGGTGTATCATTTGATGGTACAGGAAATATCAGTTTAACCACGCAGAATATATCAGAACACTCTTCTAACTTATAC